TGAGAAAGATTTGATTGAGAAGTTCCTCATCTTCTGGCAGAACAACACTCCTGACATTATCACTGGCTGGAACATTCGCCTCTTCGATATTCCATACATGATCAACCGTACTCTGAAAGTCTGTGGCGAAGAGACTACTAAACTCTACTCGCCTTGGAAGATTTACAAGTACCGTCAGATTGGTATCAAGGGTAAGTCGATGGATGCGTATGAAATCTACGGTGTATCGCAGATGGACTACTTTGACTTGTTCCAGAAGTTTGGCTATACCTATGGTACACAAGAGTCGTATTCTCTTGACCACATTGCTCATACCGTTCTTGGCGAGCGTAAATTATCGTATGAAGAGCATGGTTCACTCCACACACTCTACAAGAACGATTACCAGAAATTCATCGACTATAACATTCGAGACGTTGATCTGGTTGATCGTATCGATAAAGAGACTGGTCTGATGGACCTAGCACTTGTAATCGCTTACAAGGGTGGTGTTAACTACCCAGACGTATTCGGTACCACTGGCATATGGGACTCTATCATCTATCGTTATTTGAACGAACGACAGGTAATCATTCCACCTAGCAAAGCAAAGCGCAAAGACCCGTACCCTGGCGGATATGTAAAAGAGCCACGTGTTGGTATGAGTGAATGGGTAACTTCATTTGACTTAAACTCTCTGTACCCTAACCTAATCGTACAATACAACATGTCGCCCGAGACTCTGGTTAAGGGTATGCGCCTTGAGCACGGAGTAGATCACTATCTACAGAACCCAGCGACTAGCACAGAATATGCTGTAGCGGCTAATGGTTCGTGCTATCGCAAAGATAAGCTTGGCGTACTGCCTGAGATTATCATTGGTCTGTATGATGAACGTAGAACCACAAAAGACTTGATGCTCAAGACTCAACAAGAAAACGAGAAGACTCCAAGTGCTGACCTGAAGCGTGAGATCAACCGATTGAACAACACGCAACAGGCTGTAAAAATCTTGCTCAACTCTCTTTATGGTGCGTTAGGCAATCAGTACTTCCGCTACTATGAGCTAGAGATGGCTGAGGGTATTACACTGTCTGGTCAGTTGTCGATTCGCTGGGCTGAGACTGCTATCAACCAGTATATGAATAAGTTGCTGAAGTCTGAAGATGATTATGTTATCGCTATCGACACGGACTCATTGTACGTTGACATGAAGCCTCTCGTTGATATGGTCAATCCTGCTGACCCAGTGAAGTTCCTTGACAAAGCATGTCAGGAGAAGTTTGAGCCTGTGTTGGAGCGAGCCTATGCGGAATTGTTCGAGCACATGAATGCATACGACAATCGCATGGTCATGGCACGTGAAGCTATCGCTGACCGTGGTGTTTGGACTGCTAAGAAGCGATACATTCTAAACGTGTACAACAACGAGGGTGTACAGTACGCAGAACCTAAACTCAAGATCATGGGCATCGAAGCGGTCAAGTCTTCTACTCCTCAAGTTGTTCGTGATAAGTTCAAACAAGCCTACAAGATTATCTTGAATGGCACCGAAGCTGAGTTACAGAAGTTCGTGTCAGATTTCTATGAAGAGTTCAAGAGTCTACCGGCTGAATCTGTTTCTTTCCCACGTGGCGTATCAGACTTGACAAAGTGGAAGGACTTTAGTACAATCTACAAGAAAGGTACGCCAATACACGTTCGTGGCGCACTGATGTTCAATAAGTACGCTAAAGAGAAGAAGGTTATGGTAGAAGAGGTCAAAGATGGCACAAAGGTCAAGTTCTGCTATCTCAAAACACCTAACCCGATGATGGAGAACGTGATAAGCTTCCCTCAATTCTTGCCTAAAGAATTTGAGTTGGATCAATACATTGACTATGAAACCCAGTTCGAAAAGACATTCAAAGAACCACTCAAGCTGGTCTCTGATGCGATTCACTGGAATCTTGATTACACTAATACCTTGGAGGCATTCTTTTCATGATGCAAGTACAGCTAAAAAGTGACAACCTTTACAAGCGTGACAGTAAGGGCAAAGTTCGAGTCTGGAACTACGAAACTGGTACAGATGGTGAACGTTGGGCATGGCGTACAAACGCTGGCATTAACGAGGGCAAAATTGTTACCTCTGAATGGAAGTTTGTAGAGCAAAAGAACGTAGGTCGAGCCAATGAGACTAGTCTCCAAGAGCAGGCTGAGTTCGAAGCGAATGCAGACTTCACTAAGAAACAGGAGACTGGATACTTCACAGATATTGATGCTGTGGATACCTTCTCTAAGTTTAAGCCTATGCTAGCTAACGAGTACGTTGCCGGTAAGGTAGACTTCGAGGACGATATCTACTCACAGCCAAAGCTAGATGGTATTCGTTGTATCGCACGTGCTGATGGTCTGTGGACTCGCCAGTTCAAGCCTATCGTGTCTTGCCCGCACATCGAACAAGCACTGGCTCCGTTCTTTAAGAAGTACCCAGACGCTATCCTAGACGGTGAGCTATACAACCACGATTTCAAGGATGACTTCAACAAGATCACTTCTATGGTACGTAAGTCTAAACTGAAGATTGATGACTTCGAAGAGAGTCGTAAATTTGTCCAATATCACGTGTACGACACTTTTATGGACGCCGACTTCTTTGATCGATACGACTGGCTGTTTGAGCAAGAGTTTACTGCTCCCATCAAGCTAGTACAGACTAACTGGGTATCCGGCGAAACTCGACTTGATGAGCTATACTCTGAGTATCTAGCCGATGGTTACGAAGGTCAGATGGTGCGTATCAATAAAGAGTACCAGAATAAACGCTCTAAATATCTCCTCAAGCGCAAAGAGTTTATCACAGAAGAGTATGGTGTTTGTGGTGTGTCAGAAGGTCAAGGCAATTGGTCTGGTGCGATTAAGCGTTTTCATTTATACGATGCACACGGTGTTGGTTTTGATGCGGGTGTGCGTGGTACGTATGAACAGATGAAAGAGCTATTTGAAAGTGGTGAGCAACCAGATTGGGCTACACTACGTTACTTTGCGTTAACGCCAGATGGCATTCCAAGATTCCCAGTTGTAATCGATTGGGGCACAGGTATACGAGAGGATTAATATGGAAGACTTTAACGACTTTGGCTTCACCGCTGTAGACGAAAACGAGCTAGAAGCGGTACAACAAGCGCAGACGGTAGTACAAGAAGCCAGTTCTACAGCAACCAGTACACAAGAGAGACTAGATGCCTTATACAATGCAGTTATGCCTCTACTGACAAACCTTAAAAAGAACCCAGAAAAGGAATATATCCTCTGGCCTAATCGCACAGAAAAGATTGAACAATTCGAAGCAAAACTACTTGACATTTACAAGGGGAAGTGATAATATGCTCAGTACATATAAAGTGTATGCGAATGGTAAGCATATCGTTGATGTAGTAGCCAGTAGCGCACAAAGTGCATGTAATCAAGCCTACATGGTTTACGGTGGTGCAAGTGCGTACTCTGGATACACAAAAGATTCGTTTACCGCAGTTAAAAAAACAGGAGTATAGAATGTCCCTAATTGAAAAACTAATGAAGAATAGCTCTATCAAGGCTACAGCGCCTATCAGTGAATCCAAAGTTTACGGTAAGAAAGAGATGGCGACTACGCCAGTTCCTATGGTAAACGTTGCACTCTCTGGTCGTGTTGATGGTGGCTTGGTGCCTGGCTTGCTAATGCTTGCTGGTCCATCTAAACACTTTAAGTCTGCGTTTGCTTTGATGATGGCAGCGGCTTACCAGAAGAAATATGATGATGCGGTTATTCTATTCTACGATTCAGAATTCGGTACACCTCAATCATATTTCGAATCTTTTGGTATTGACCTTGATCGTGTTGTCCATACGCCTATCACAGATGTAGAACAACTCAAGTTCGATATCATTAAACAGCTAGATGGCATTGATAAGAAAGACCATGTTTGTATCATCATCGACTCTATTGGTAACCTTGCGTCCAAGAAAGAAGTTGACGATGCTATGGATGGTAAGTCTGTTGCTGATATGTCACGTGCTAAACAAATGAAGTCTCTGTTCCGTATGGTGACACCTCATTTGAATTTGAAAGATATCCCATTGGTTGCAGTCAATCACACTTACAAAGAGATTGGCATGTTCCCTAAAGATATCGTGTCTGGTGGTACTGGCGCTTACTATAGTGCTGATGCTATCTGGATCATTGGTCGTAGACAAGAGAAAGAGGGCAATGAGATTGCTGGTTACCACTTCGTAATCAATATCGAAAAGTCTCGCCACGTTCGTGAGAAGTCTGCTATCCCAATTACTGTTACGTTTGAGGGTGGTATCTCTAAGTGGTCTGGTCTACTTGAGGTTGCTGAAAAGCTTGGCTATATCCATAAGCCTAAAGTTGGTTGGTACGAAGCACTTAATCCCAAGACTGGTGAAGTGATTAGTGAAAAACTGATGCGGGCTAAAGATGTAAACTCTAATGGTGATTTCTGGAAGATGATGTTTACCAAAACTGATCTTGCAGATGCGATCAAAAAGCAGTATACTATAGCTAGTGGCAATCTTATATCAGAAGAGCCTCTAGACGAGGTTGAGGAAGTAGAGGATGAAAATCAAGCTTGAGGTTGAATTAGATACCTCTAAACCACAAGACGCTGAAGAGATTCGGCGTCTAGTGGAGCAACTAGAAGACATACTGAACTACATTGAGGAGCTAAAGGGCTAAGATGATTGAGAATACAATTTTATCCAACTTGATTATGAATGAAGACTATGCACGTAAGGTACTACCTTTCATTAAGCCAGAGTACTTCGGTGATCAGAATGAAATTGTACTATTCAATGAGGTAGCAAGCTACATTGATAAGTACAACGGCTTGCCTACCAAAGAAGCCCTACGTATTGCTATCAACGAGAAAGAAACCCTTAATGAAGAGCAATACAAGCAAGTCAACAATCTTATTGACAGCCTGACGTTAGAAGAGAAATCTGATATCAACTGGCTAGTCGATAAGACTGAGAAGTTCTGTCAAGACAAAGCAATCTACAATGCGGTACGTGAATCCATTCTTGTACTAGATGGTAAGCATAAAGAACTAGACAAGGGTGCAATACCAGAGCTTCTATCCAAAGCACTGGGTGTCACCTTTGATGGTTCGATTGGTCACGACTTCATTGCAGATGCCGCAGAGCGATACAAGTTCTACCACACAAAAGAAGACAAGATACCTTTTGACCTTGAACTATTCAACGAGATCACAAAGGGCGGGTTATCTCGTAAATCATTGTCTATAGCCCTAGCGGGTACCGGTGTTGGTAAGACTTTGTTTATGACTCACTGTGCGGCTGCTAACATGATGGCAGGGCAGAATGTTCTTTATATCACTATGGAGATGGCAGAAGAGCGTATTGCAGAGCGTATAGATGCGAATCTACTTGATTTGACTATCGACCAGCTACGTGAAGTGCCTAGAGAGACATACGCTAAACGTCTGAAACGAGTTAAAGACAAGACCACTGGTAAGTTGATTGTTAAAGAGTATCCTACTGCTTCGGCTGGTAGCGCACACTTCCGTCACTTATTGAATGAGTTGCGTCTAAAGAAAAACTTTGTTCCAGACATTGTGTATATCGATTATCTGAACATCTGTTCGAGTTCTCGTATGCGTATGGGTTCTAATGTCAACTCTTACACTATGATTAAGTCTATCGCTGAAGAGCTTCGTGGTCTTGCTGTAGAATTCAACGTGCCAATCATGTCTGCTACTCAGACTACCCGATCTGGTTATGAGAGTTCTGACCTAGAGCTTGGAGATACTTCGGAGTCGTTTGGTCTACCTGCTACTGCTGACTTTATGTTTGGTCTTATCTCAACAGAAGAGTTAGAAGGCTTAGGGCAACTCATGGTTAAGCAGTTGAAGAACCGTTGGGGTGACACAAACTATAAGAAGCGTTTCGTGGTTGGCATTGATCGTTCCAAGATGCGTCTGTATGATGCTGAAGAGTCCGCACAAGACTTGATGGATGACAGTGGTCCAGTTGCTGATAAGGGTGCAGTTGGTAAGCGAGTCAACAGCGAAAGACGTGATGATGGTGTAGTAAGCTTCCGTAAACGTGCAAATGACAAGCCAAACTTTGGTGGACTGAAATAAAGAAAGGTACCGTTAGGTACCTCTCTGGGTGCTGTGAAAAGCATTCGAGTGTGAATAAAACAGGGGGGTCTTACGGGGCTCCTTTCTATTGGGTTGGTATCAAGAAAAGAAAAAAGGCGACTAGTCTTAAACCGACTAATCGCCTTTCTTATTCACTCGATACGTGGCAGACCCGAACCCCACGGACATTCTTGATGTGACGCCTGCTATTCCTTGGATTTGATTACTCAAACACTTGCCTCTTACGTTATATCACACACGTATTTTCACGCACCCGATATTATTTATACAAAAAAGTTACCTATCCAGCGAAAAAAATGAAAAAAATTTAAAAAAGTTCTTGACTTTTTTGCATCATGGTAGTAATATATAGAAGTTAGTTCATAAAAGGATGCATACAATGGATAAGACTCTATACGAAACTATCAGTGATGCACTAAGCGAAGCGCACATTATGGAATTTGCAATGGATACATATGATAAGGAACATATGCTGTACACTGCCCAAGTTCTATCTGGTGCACCGTACTCGTTTGTGAAAGAAGTTTTTTTGAAAAATTTTATGAAAAGTGTTGACATTACCCTATAGTGTGTTATACTTATACCATAACTTGATGAGAGACTAAATATGTTAGACATTATTCATTACGGTATCATTGTTTTCTTCGCTGTTGTTTGTTTAGGCGGAGCTGTTTACATGGCACACAACATGGATGAATTTTAAGAACACGCTTAGGACCGTTAGCTGTTATAGCTAATCTAGGCGTCAAGGTCGCCGACTACCTTGATAGCAGGACTCGCTACCCTTGCTATCTAAAAGTCGGCATTTCTATTTCTATTGGAGGTGAACGATGAGTCAATGGCATGGTGGTAAAGGATCAGGTCAACGTAAGGGCGCTGATCAAAAGAAGTATGCAGACAACTGGGATGCTATCTTTGGTAAGAAAGATAAGCCAGAAGAAAAAGATGAAAAAAGTGAAAATAATTTGAAAAAAGTGGTTGACAACTAACTAGGACCTGTTATACTAAGTGCATAGATTGAGAAAAGAGAGATACATTATGAAAGCACGTAACATCGCCCCAGACTTCTACCGTGTTGTAGAGAACTATGTTCGCAAAGCTGTTGCTCTTGCTGAGAATCGTAACGAAGACGGTACCGTCAACTGGAACTTCGTTGACGCTGACGTTTACATGACTGTTAACCCAACTGAGAATTGTCGTGACTTGTATATGAAGTTGTTTGACGAAGCTTGTGATACTGTTGAAGCCGAACTGGAGGTGGCGTAATGTCTAACTTTACTTTTGATATCGATCTGTACTCTGACCTATACAAAGATGCGTATGGGTTTCGCCCTCGTGGTGGTTACTTCTATGATGAAGAATGCACCGATGAAGAGCGCCAGCGTATCTGGGATGCGACTGTTGCGGATGCAAACGCTCGTTTTGAGCGAGAGCAGGAAGAAGAACGTCGGGCTGTTGCTGAGTTCAAACAGACTGTTGCGAAGACTATTGAAGTCGGTGCCCGTGATGAAGAGACTGCCCTTCGTTGGCTAGTGCAGGATGAAGAGTTCTATTCTGGTCAAGACGTAGAGCATTGGGTGTGGGAGAAAGGGATCCTGTTCACTGACTACGGCATGAAGTTAGTGGATCGACTGCTAGATATAGTCACATTCAAAGAGTTCGAACGGATACGATAAGGCGCTACATGCGCCTTTTTTCATAAATAGATACATGGCTACGATATCATACACTGACCTACTCAAGCGAGACAACGTTACCAACTTTGTTAATCGCATAAAGAACAAGGGCACTTTCTCGGAGAAGACTGAGACTGGTGCTGTTCTCACATGTACTGGTAAGATAAAGGTTAAGTTTGGTGGTAAAATGACTGACTTGCCTTTGACTGATGACGATATCAGATTCTTCCTGAACAATAAGAAGTCTTCAGATTATATTGAGGTCGAGGTAGTTCGCAAGAATGCTAAGGCTTGGATCCGTGTATCTAACTTCTATAAAGATAAAGACTTTGGTGGCGTAGCTGGTAAGTCTACAGGTCAAGGTTCAGAGCGACAAGAGCTTGGTTTAATTAACTTGCTGAATGAGAACGCAAAGCAAGGCGCCAATTTCTTTGTCAAATCTCTAGGAACGAATCATAAGCTACGCACAGCATACAAGAACGATGGTCTGAGTTCATTAGGTCAAGAACCATATATTGACGTATTCATAGAGACTCAAGCTGGAAAGAAGCTAGGCATATCGTGCAAGGGTTCAAGTGCTCCATCGTTAGCCGGTGGTGGTCTTGTAGGTATCAAAGCAATTGTACCAGACTTGCTTGACAAAATGTACAATGCTATACAACGATATATACTAGATGACTTGGGGCATAATGAGGGTGACGTTATTCAGGCTGATGAGATACCTGATATCTTCATTCCTATCCCTGATAAATACGTAAGAGAGATATTAGTTGGAAATGAAAGAATGGGTGGACCAATTGACTACATGTACATTGGTCCAATGGATGTAACTGGTACTGTGACTAGTCGTGGTGAGATTACTCCAAACGGCAAGTTCTACTCTATAGAAGAGTACATGCGTAAGATACCAAACTTTTATTTCCGTATTCGTAAGCGTGATATTGCGCCAGATGGCAAGATACAAGTTACGTTTACACGAAAGAACAAAGAGGGGTTCCCGTTGGTGTTTATGTCGCCGGTAACTTCACGAAATAATTTCCGCTTAGTTGTTACTGACAAAGCGGCTAAGACTGGCAAAATATTGTTAATATAGGTTAGGAAATGCAATCTTTTAAAACATACTTGAATGAAACCGTGGGTGCAGCTGGGCTAGAGTACGAACTGAAAGTACACAAAGCCATGAAAGGCGCTAAAGTGCCTGGCTTAGAAGCTGGTGATAAACCTGGAGCTGGGTTCTCAAATGTAGGTGCAGGCGATATCGAAGCATCGTATAACGGTAAACCATTCAACATCGAAATCAAAGCATCTGCTAAAGATCAGATGGGTGGTACATCTTTCAGATATGATATGGATGGTCAAGTGTTCACTCCTGCAAAAGAGATGGACCAAGATGATCTAGACTTATTCTTGCCAGTTATGAAAGAAAAAGCAAAGGACATTGACAACTACATTAAAGCTAGTTGGCAAGAAGAGCCTAAAGAGTTCCACAAGAATAACCGTGGAGTGCCAATCAAAGTATCAACTACAGCACGTGAGAACCTGAAGAAGAAAGGTTTCACTGGAAAGATTGCTACTAACATCAAAGCGCCTGTTAGCTTCATTGTTAAACACTACAACAAGAAAGGCGTGTACTACATCAACATTGGTGGAGCAGGGCTGTTCTACATGGGTAAGAATCCATTGAATCTGCCTGTGCCAGAGTTGAAAGCAGAGATTCAGGTTGAGCTTGGTCTACGCTTCGGTGGAGGTAAACTATCTTTCCCAACACAGCCTGAAAAGACTCCAGCCAGATCAGCGGGTCTACGTATTCAAGGTCGCATGTTGACAAAGACTAAATCTCCATATAATCTAGATAACGCAGAAGACGTTAAAAAAATGTTTGGAGTAGATGCATGAAACGCTTGACTTCATTTCTAGCAGAAGAAAAGAACACCCACATGGAGCACCTGGAAGACCAGATGCTCAATGTTGGAGTGGATGGAGCTAGACAAGCTATCAATTATCTTCGTGCGCTACGTGATATGCTTGCGGGTGATGCTAAAGCCCCTGTAAACGTGACGGTAAAATTTGACGGTGCACCTGCTGTGTTTGCCGGCAAAGATCCAAGCGACGGCAAGTTCTTTGTCGCTAAGAAAGGTATCTTTAATAAGAACCCAAAAGTGTATAAGTCAGAAGCGGATATTGACGCTGACACATCTGGCGATTTGAATACAAAATTGAAACTAGCATTGAAGCATTTGCCCAAGCTAGGAATTGAAGGAGTTGTACAAGGTGATTTCTTATATTCGAAAGAAGATATACGAAAAGAAACTATTGATGGAACATCGTATATTACTTTCCATCCTAATACCATTGTTTATGCGATACCTGCAAAAAGCGATCTCGCTAAGAGAATATTGCGATCAGAGATCGGAGTGGTATGGCACACTACATACCGAGGAGACTCTTTTGAAACAATGTCTGCGAGTTTTGGAGAGGAGATTGCAAGCAAACTCAAAGAAACGGGATCAGTCTGGTCAGTAGACGCAATGTATAAAGATGTGTCTGGTCAAGCAACAATGACTAAGAAAGACACTGACAAAGTGACCAAGGTTCTATCTGATGCAGGTAAGAAGTTCAACACTATCAAACGCTCTACCTTCGATGGTATCACGAATCATCCTGATCGACTAATGCGTACCAAGACTTTCATCAACTCTAAAGTACGTCAAGGCGAGATGATCAAGAATCCTAATACGTTTGTATCTGAGCTAGTTGACTACATCTATGAGTACTACCAGAAAGAAATCGATAAGGTCAAGACTGAGAAATCTAAAGTAGCCAAAGCTGAAAAGCGTAAGGAAGTTCTATCATTCTTTAGTAACACTCCTAAGTCTCAACTTGTAGCATTGTTCGAACTATACAACCTTATCGTAGAAGCTAAGTTGATGATTATCAGCCAGCTAGACAAAGCAAAACGTGTCGGCACATTCTTGAAAACTCAAGATGGATTCAAGGTAACTGAGCAAGAAGGCTTCGTTGCTATAGACCGTATGGGTAAGAATGCGATCAAATTAGTCGACCGACTATCATTCAGTAAAGCTAACTTCTCACCAGAAATAATCAAAGGATGGCAGAAATAATGGCATGGCTACCAGTCCCAAATGCTCCAGATTGGGAGTACGATGACGCTCCCATTTTGGGGACGTTAGAACCGGGTGCAATCGCACACAAAGACGATGAATACTACAGAGATGCAGTAGGTACCGTTGTTGGTGGAATAAGAACATACACTATCAAAGGCGTTACCCGTCAAGTGTACGTTAAATGTAGAAAGATAACTGAGCCTAAAGCAACCGGCGATCTAGACAAGACTTATTACGACAATCTTAGTTGAGAAAAATGCAACACAGGGTTGCAAATAAATCGTGCATAAACATGCCGAAAATGTGATACTTTAGTCTAAATAGATGTGTGAACGAAACACAACACACAGGAGTTTAGACATGTTAGATAAGTTCAAAAAGATTATAATGGATTTGGAAGAGAGCCGATCTCATCACCGTGCAGTTAAGGCAACTATCAAAGAGTTGAACAAACTTACTGACCGGGAGCTACAAGATATCGGCATCGCTCGTGGTGATATCTACAGCGTGGTAAACGGTGACACTACACTACAGCGAGTACGTGCTAATGGCTAAAGTACGTAGAATCTGGAATAGATTTATAACCTCACTAGAGAGAACAGCACAAGTTAAGGCTGCACAAAGATTGGCGCAGATGGGATACTTCGAAGAAGCCCGTGAGGTTATGAGACGACAATAAATACACTTTGAAGTGTAACAAAAGGAGCTTCGGCTCCTTTTTTATTAATGGAGTTAGGTATGAAAGTATTGAAGGTCGCAACATGGAAGAGCTAACATCATTCCGCCCATGTGGTCACGAAGGAGTAGACGAACTACTATGGGTAACCAAAGATAAAGGCGCTTTCGGTAATGAGCAAGATGGTCCACTATACGACTGGCTAGAAGGGCGTGAATATTTCCTAGAGAAGGTGAAGAAGTTCGACACCGTTGTACAAGCTGGTGGTAACTGTGGCATGTACCCC